AAAATGTTCAACTCTCTATATGAGCAAGTTGTCCAAAAAGTAAATTTAGAAGACGTCGGGAGAGTTAAAAATTACTTCGGGAGATGAGACAGAAATATAAAAATACGAAGTATCACGGTTACGCATCTAAAAAAGAATATTACCGTAGCAATGAACTAAAATTACTTCAGAGGGCTGGTGAAATTTCTGATTTAAAAGAACAGGTCGTGTATGAACTTTTACCATCGCAATTTGAGGTGGTAAACGGTAAAAAGAAATGTGTTGAGCGCTCGGTTAAATATATTGCCGACTTTCAATACACAGATAAGAATGGTAACTTGGTAGTAGAAGACACCAAAGGATTCCGCACGCAATCATATATCATTAAGCGAAAATTAATGCTTTACATGCATGGAATAAAAATTCGAGAGATTTAAGTTTACTTAACTCCAAAAATTTGTATATAAAATTTCTATTCGCTACTTTTGGTACAGGAACAAAAATAATAAAGATGAAACAGAATTTTCCATACGCATCACATAACCCCAATCAGGGCAAATTTACTATCGGTATATATTCATCTTTATGTTTTGTTCCACCCGATAGTTTTTTGTTTCTGGTTGGGGTTTTTTATACACACTAAAATGGAAACAAAATTGATACTTTTAAAAAAACTATGGCTTTCATAAAAATAGACAGGAAATTCTTTGAGGGACAATTCTGGGAACAGGAAAGAATTTTCTCTTATGCAGAAGCATGGATTGATTTAATTCAATTAGCTAGGTATCAAGAAAAGCCAGAAAAAAGGTTACTAAAAAATGGACGAACAATAACAATAAACAGAGGTGAATTACATGCAAGTTTACGGTATTTAGCAAAACGATGGAATTGGAGTGTTGGTAAAGTAAGCCGTTTTCTAGAAAAGGCTATTTCAGAAGACGCAATTAAAAGGCGAACGGAACACTGTGAAACCATCTTAACTCTCTCAAATTATGGTACTTACAACCAACTACCAGACGATAATGAATACACCGGCGGAACACCAAAACAGGTTAAAATACGTAAAAACAGACAAAAAACGGAACACCAAACGGAACACCAAACGGAACACCAAAAACATACCATAACTAACAACAATACAAGTAATTATAAAGAAGAAAAAAATGGAAACGAAACACCAAACGGAACACCAAACGAAACATTAATAGATACACCAATAGATACACCGGCGGAACAAACTCAAGAATATAAAGAAGGAAAAGAATATAAAGAAAAGAAATATATAAAAGAAAAGAAAGGAGTTTCTAAAAATGGAGAAAAAGTTATAAAAACCAATCACGACCCACCAAGCCAAGAAGTTTTAACCGCTTTGGATGGAGTTATAGACACAGAATTAGATGAATGCCAAAAAGCATTAAGTAACGATATTCAGTGGAAAGAAATATTTTGCATGAATAATCGAATACGTGCAGAGACATTCGACAAGTATTTAGAGCAGTATTTCAAGAAACTACAAAACGAAGGCGTAACAAAAAAATCAGAGCGAGATGCAAAATTTCATTTCGCAAATTGGTTTAGAATTGAATATAAGCGAAGACATGAAGAAACAACAGGACGGAGATATAAAAAACTTATGTAGCATTACTCTACCGTACAATGAGAAGGCAGAGAAAGCTACAATAGGAGCGATGCTCTTGGAAAAAAATGCAGTGTATGATGTGATTGATTTCCTTAAGCCAGAGATGTTTTACAATGAGTTTCTGAAAAGTGTTTACGAGGCAATTTTGAGGGTTGAGGCAAATTCGAAAATCGATTTAATAACCGTAGTTGAGGAGTTACAAAAAACGGATAAAAATATCGATATTACGAAAGTTGCTTTTTTGACAGATGAGGTTGTGTCGGCAACGCATATAAAAACACATGCGTTGATTGTATATCAGGATTACATGCGAAGGAGATTAATTCTAACATGTGCAAAAACATTTTCGGATAGCAATGATTTATCAGTTGATGTTTCCGATTTGATAGACGCACATTTGGCGGATATAGAAAATATCGTAAATAGTGCAATAGAAAACGAAACAGTAAATATTTCTGATGCAGCATCAGATGCTTTCGAAGCTTATAAGGAGCGAGAGAAAATGGTGCTTGAGGGGAAAAATGTAGGAATTCATACAGGATTGAATAAATTGGATAGAATCTTGAATGGATTTCAAAAGGGAACATTAAACATAATTGCAGCCAGACCTGCAATGGGAAAGACGGCTTTTATGTTAAACATAGCCAGGAAGGCAGCAAAGAAAGGATATAATGTTTTTATCGTTTCACTCGAAATGACAAAAATATCTTTGGTTGACAGAATGATAATTACAGAGAGCGGAATTGATTCGAATAACTACAAGGCAGGGAGGTTGACGCCAGAGGAATACGTGTCGATGATTAAAGGGAAGGAAAATATATCGATGCTACCTATCGAGATTAACGATACCGCATTGATGACAGTACAACAAATAAAATCACAAGCCAAGAAACTTAAGCGGAAGGGTAAATGTGATATGGTTTTGATTGATTACTTACAGTTAATTGAAACTCCTTTTGTAAAAAATAGAACAAAAAATGATGAAGTAGCGGAAATAACAAGGATGCTTAAAATTATGGCAAAAGATTTAGGGATACCTGTTGTGTTATTGTCACAATTGAACAGGGAAGTTGAAAAAAGAGGCAATAAGATACCTATCTTAGCGGATTTGAGAGATAGTGGTGCGATAGAACAGGATGCAGATGTTGTATTATTTATACACAGAGAGCATTATTACAACGACGAGGCAGACCCTAACAGAGGTATAATCAGAATTGCAAAGAACAGAGAGGGGATGGTAGGTGATATAGAGTTTTGGGTTAATGAAACCATATCGGATTTTAGGGATGACGATCCTTCTATGAGAATGTATAATTCTAACGATTATGAGGAAGAAAACGACGCACCATTTTAGTGCAGAGAGATGATGTTGATAAAAACGCCGCAAAACGCAAATAAACGGCTTAGATACGATTATCTATGGTTGAATTAATATCTAACTAAGTAAAGAAAAAATAAACGCTTAAAACGCATAAGAATGCTTAATAATAAAATAAAAAAACTATGAGAAAAATAAATCTAACAAAAGAAGAAGAGGCTATATTTTTAAATACAAAGGTAAAGGAAGAAGATATTCAGGAACTAATAAAAAAATATAGCGTTAAAGAAGTTGATGATGTAAAATACGTTCTTTGTGATAGAACAAGAGACAGTGGTGAAAACCCAGACTTTTTGGGTACAAAAAAAGCCTTGACAGGTATTTTGCAAAAAAATGAAACATTGAGAGATTTCGTAGAGTTTAGATTAAGACTTAGACCCGTGATTGAATTTCGCAACAGGGATTTTATTATAGCTGCAATAAAAAGAAAAATTAAGAGGAATGAGACGAAATAAAAAAATGCCTGACATAATACAAAACGGCTCTAAACAACCGTTTATCTCGCTTGGGGTAAAGTTTGGCAAAATATGGATAAACGGTAAGGAGTATGTTTATTTACAGGAATTTGATGCTTTCCTAAGAAGGGATAAAATTAAAAATTCCAGAAATTCAAATAAGAAAAGCGTAAGTTTAACAGAATTAATTGAATAGTTATGAAACCAGTAGAAATTGTAGTCTTGGTTCTTTTGTCCATCTGGTCTGTGTTAATGATTATCGCCGGGTTAAACAATCACGGCAAAAATAGATTTAGAGATTAAAAACAACTTAAAAATTAAAATTATGAAAAAAACGATTTACGGGCTTACGATATTAATATGGGGTGGTAGTCATTATTCATATGAAGCCTCTTACTTGTATGCAACAGAGGAAGAACGAAACAAAGCAATGGAAGAATATGAAAATAATGCTGATTATTTAGTCGAACCTTTTGAAGATGAATTGGATTTATAAGCAATGCAATGCTTCTATATCAAAAAAATTGAACAATATGGAAAATAAAAAGCAAGAATTCATTAATTGTCTTTACGAATTGAAAAGATATATCTTCAAAGAAAAGC